GCTGAAGCTGAAGGCATGATTGCCCTTACTCAACACTATGGGGATTTTGAGTGCCCGGCTGAATCATCCAAGTCTCTTGAGCGCATGCTCGGTGCATTCGAATTCTACCTTTTCAACTACCCACTCGGAGGTGATGGTGCGGAACCTATTGAACTTCCTTCAGGCAAAAGGGGTATTGAATTCAGCTTCGCTGAGCCTCTGCCTGTGCTTCATCCCGTTACAGGCGCTCCCATCCTTTACACTGGTCGCAGCGACATGGTCGCCAACCGTCACAAAACCGGCGTCTGGAATTACGATGAGAAAACGACATCTTCTCTGGGTGCAACGTGGTCCCGTCAATGGGAGCTTCGAAGCCAATTCACGGGTTATAACTGGGCACTGCTCAAGCAAGGGATTAAACCCCAGGGTACTATCGTCCGAGGCGTTTCGATTCTGAAGACGAAGTATGACACGCTGGAAGTTCCCACTTATCGAACACTGGATGAAATCCAGCGCTGGGAAATCCAGACCGTGCGTGACATCAAGCGAATGATCCGATGCTGGGAAGAAGGCTATTGGGATTATGACTTCGATGGGGCTTGTACGGAGTATGGCGGGTGTCAGTTTCAGCGAATTTGCAAAGCCAGCAATCCAGAAGAATGGCTACCGGCTCACTTTGTCCAAAGAACCTGGGATCCGCTCGAACGAACGGAACTCAGCGTGAAGGATTATGAAGCCAAATGGGGCTTTGTGCGTCCGGAAGGGGCACCTCCAGCTCCTGACTTGCCGGGGGCGTGGTCTGGGGATAGCGAAGCGCTGGGTGGTGAGCTTCGTGACTTGATGAATTAAATCTCACTAACATTTAAAGGATTAATCATGTACGAAGACATTAAAATCAGTGATTGGATCGGTAAAACGATAGTGGATATTTCTGCTGAAGTAGGTGGAGAGTGTATTTCAATTACTTTCGATGACGGTAGTCACTACCAAATGTACCACAGTCAGGATTGTTGCGAATCTGTATATATCGAAAGTATTGTCGGGGATCTTGAAGATCTCAAAAGTTCCCCCTTAATTACAGCAGAAGAAGTCACGCATTCAGATGAGAATCCTGAAGGCGTTACTGCTCCTGAATACCAAGACTCTTTTACCTGGACTTTTTACAAATTCTCCACTCGTAAAGGTTATGTTGATATCCGATGGTACGGGGAATCAAATGGCTATTACAGTGAGTCTGTGGGCATTCATAAAATCTCGTCATGAGTTTCCAGCGCAGCTTCTTCATCAACGGAACCTATCTCGGTTCCGGGGAAGAAAAACTCCGCTACGTTCATGGGGAATTGCAGCAGCCTGCTCCCTACGCGATGTTCTGCCCGACATGCGGGGAAATATGGGCGAGAATGCCCGTAGAGGGGTCGCATAGGGAATGGGTAATCATCGGAGGGTATTGCGAACAGCATCCCGGCCCCTCTCGATTTGTGGTGCATGGATCATTAATCCTGCAATGGGAACCGGAACTTTATCAATGCATGTCTGCGGAAATGATTCGCAGGGAATTTGATTTACATCTCAGACTTTGGGAAAAAGAACATGACAGAAGCGATTGAACAATCTGAACTCTCCGGCGCGAACATCATGCTGATGGGCCCAGGCGGTACTGGCAAAACCCACAGTATCGGCACGCTAGTTGAAGCCTACCCCGATCTAGAAGTTTTCTACCTCGGGTTGGAACCAGGGCTGGAAACCCTTCTCGGCTACTGGAAGGACAAGGGCAAGCCTCTTCCGGATAACCTCCATTGGCATCAGCTCGCAGCCGCTAAAGCCTCCTTCAAAGACCTGCTTGAAGGTGCAAAGCGTATCAACACGATGTCACTTGACACACTGGCAAAAACCGCCGATCCCAACCGCAGCAAGCACAATCGATTCGTACAGATGCTGGAAGTACTGAATGACTTTCCTGACGACCGGACAGGGAAGAAGTTCGGTGCAGTGGATGAATGGGGTCCGCGCCGCTGTTTGGTGGTAGATGGTATGGCTGGTTTGGCTCAGATGGCGATGACCCTCGTTGTCGGGAACAAACCAGTTAAGAACATTTCCGATTGGGGCATCGCACAGGATCAGATTGAAAAGATCGTTCGTCTCTGGACGGACGCTTGCAAGTGTCATTTCGTCCTCATTGCACACGTTGAGCGTGAAAAGGATGAAATCCTTGGCGGGATCAAGCTGATGGTCAGCACACTGGGGAATAAGCTGGCTCCGAAGCTGCCTCCGATGTTTAGTGATGTCATTCTCACTGTTCGCGAGGGGGCGAAATTCAGCTGGGATACTGGCAACGGACAGGCCGACGTGAAAACCCGTAACCTGCCAATTCAGGCAGGACTGTCTCCGGATTTTAAGCCCATCTTTGACAAGTGGCAGAAACGTGGCGGTCGTTTCAGCGATACGGTCAAGGACGTTAACACTGCTGTTACTGATGGAGAAGCAGCATGAACAAAATGCCTTATTTGTTTTTCATCTCTTTCACTTTCTGGAAGCTCAATCCTCCGGGATGGCTCTGCTTGATGTTCATCATACTGTGCCTCGCTGATATAGGGGTGATGATTCACAAGCACCGCCGTTGAGTTTTCCTCCGGGATTACTCTGCAGTAATTGTTGCAAAAAACCCGAAGCAGTCTCTGATTCCGAATTTCCCTTGCCGAATTCTGCTTCCAACCTGCCTCACCTAGCGTCACAATTATTTCCGTCGGGTAGCTCCCGACCTCTACCTAAACCAGCCTTTCTTTTCTAGGAAATCATCATGTCTTTTGACGCAGATTCGTTCCTCAATGCCGCAATGTCGGGTTCCAACAGCACGAAAATCATTCCGTGCCCGCAAGGTGAATACTTCGCAGTGATTGAAAAGCTCGCCGCACGTCAAACCCAATCGCAAGACGGCACGCAAACCCGTGTGATTCTTGATGTGATTTGGTTGGTGGAAGACGACGGTGCGAAGCAAGCAACCGGCCGCGAGCAAGTACAGGTGAAGCAAGGCATCTTCCTCGACCTCGATGCGCAGGGTGGTGTCGACATGAGCGAAGGCAAGAACGTTCAGCTCGGCCGTCTGCGCGAAGCTCTGGGCCTTAACGGCTCGGAGGCTTTCTCGTTCAACATGCTGCCGGGTCGTGCCGCGAAAATCCTCGTCTCGCATCGCCCTGATCCGAAAGACGCTGAAAACATCTTCGCGGATGTGAAAGCCGTTACCTCAGCAGGCTGATCCCCACACGTAGTTTTTTCTGAAAATGACCGCCCTTTAGGGCGGTTTTACCTGAAGGAGATTTTCAATGTCCGCACATATCTCGCCGTCGATTGGCCGCAAAGTTTGGTTTTGGCCGCAGAAGGATGATATCGAAGAGGGTGTAGATTTCCGGGGCCAGCTTCTCGATGCAACTATCGTCTTTGTTCACAGTGATTCAGTCATCAATCTTCATGTGCTCGATGCTTCGGGCAATGCTTGGAAATTCGAATCGGTGGTGCTGCTGCAGGAAACGCGTCCATGGGATTTTCCGGTCCGTGCTGCTGAATGGATGCCGTATCAGAAAGATCAGGCAATGAAACACCATCATTCTGAAGGTGACGCTTCCAGTGCTCCGGTTTGGAATTCTTTTTCTCAAGCACAAATTCCGATTCGCTGATCATTTTCCTATCAGCTTCCAGCCCGCTTCGGCGGGTTTTTCCACTGAGAATCCCCAACAGCAGTGAGACACCACCATGCACAATCAGTATATTCAGCGCAATAAGATTGTCATCGATCCAAACCGCCAACGTCAGGAATTCGATCCCCAAGCCCTCGCAGAACTGGCTTCCGGCATCCGTTCCAAGGGACTGATGCACGCCATCGTCCTACGTGAACGCGATGGAGATATGGTACTCGTCGCCGGTGAGCGCCGCCTCCGTGCTATGGAGGAGGTAACTATGCTCGGCGGCGAGGTGAAATTCAATGGTGAGATTGTGCCGGAGGGACAAGTTCCTTTTGTTACTCTCGGGCAACTCACTCCATTAGAGGCTGAAGAATGTGAACTCGAAGAAAACCTTCACCGTAAGGATCTCACTTGGCAGGAACGGTCTGCAGCGCTTTCTCGATTGCATAATCTCCGTTCCAAGCAAGCTCAGGCTGAAGGTCGCGTGCATACGGTTGCTGACACAGCGGCAGAAGTTAAAGGCCGCTCGGACGGGAATTTCCAGAACACAGTCCGCAAGGATCTTATCGTCAGTAAATTCTTGCACGTACCTGCTGTCGCTAAGGCAAAAACTGCGGACGAAGCCTTCAAGCTCCTCAAGAAGATGGAGGAAAGTGAAAAGAACACGAAGCTCGCGCAGACCGTAGGCGCTACATTCACCCACGACATGCATAAAGCTTTCAACACCAACTGCCTCGGGTGGATGTTGGCAGCCGAACCGGAGCAATTCGATGTTATTCTTACCGATCCCCCTTACGGTATGGGAGCTGATTCTTTCGGCGACGGTGGCGGAAAACTCTCCGGCATCGAGCACCACTACAAAGACGATGCAGACAGCTGGCGAGCCCTCATGCAGCAGTGGGCCCCTCTCGCTTACCGAGTTGCCAAGCCTGAATGCCACGCCTACGTGTTCTGCGACATCGACAACTTCCACGAACTCAAGCTCATTATGCAGGGAGCTGGGTGGTGGGTGACACGCACTCCCTTCATATGCACCAAGCCGAATTCCGGTCGTGTTCCTCACCCGGAGCATGGCCCCCGCCGCCAATGGGAGATGATTCTCTACGCAATCAAGGGAAGAAAAAAGACACTCAGCATCCAGCCTGATGTCATCACCTCGTTCGCCGATCCGAATATGTCTCACGGGGCGCAAAAGCCAGTGGCGCTTTTTGTTGATTTGCTTAAGCGCAGCTGCCGACCTGGAGATCGTGTGCTGGATTCTTTTGCGGGATCTGGAACGATCTTCCCGGCAGCGAATTCTTTGAAGGTGCAAGCGACGGGACTGGAGATGAATCCGGAATACTACGGAATCTGTTTGCAGCGTATTCAAGGGCTTTCCGCTCCTGTTGATGCTACAGCACAGGGTGAGGCATTGATGAAGGAACTCAACAATCTGGGAGGGTGAGATGAGCCATCAACACTGGGAACCTGATAAAGTAATCGCACATGCAAACAGCATGACTCTTATTTGCCCAGAGGAAGTTCAAGTTCATGCAAAAGGTGGATCGAAAACCCTCTTGCAACTGATTGTTGTGCGCAATCTCAGCCGTCGGATTATTTCTGAATGCTGCTCAGAGCAATGGCAACCCGGCGTAAAGTAAGGAAAGGGGAATGGACATGTTCGTGTGCGAGCTATCCCTTTCCCCATCGCTTCGGTGGAGGCCATTGCAACGGAATTACAATAGTAGTGGAACAGTGGGAAAGAAACTTCGGAACCTCCGAGCCGTGCAAAGACTGTCTAGCCAACGCAGGTACACTTTGCGAAGTAGTGTCCGGTGGGGAAAGCGTTACAGTCTGCGAGGCTTATATTGAATTTGTCGAATCTAACGAAATAAAGGTTAAAAAGAGATAATGGCCGCACTTACCATTTCAGCATCTGGTCCACGTAACGCCAAAATCATGATCGTAGGCGACGGTCCACACGAACTCGATCTGCGTCGAGGGGAGCCCTTCATCGGCGGTGGTGGATTCGAATTGACGAAGATGCTGCAGGAAGCTGGCATCCGTCGAGATGATTGCTACATGACTATGCTGTACAAGCAGCGGATGTTTCCGGGGGAACTGCACATCGCAGAGAAGAAAAAGGACGTCACCCCGCAGCATGTCTTTTTCCAGGGCCGCTACATCTCGCAAAAGCTTCTCGATGCATGCATGGCCCTCCGCGCGGAGATTGAACGCGTGAAACCTAACGTGATTTGCACGGTCGGGAATCTCGCGCTATTCGCCCTCACCGGTCAAATCTCCTCCTACAATTGGCGCTCATCCATTATGGATTCAACGCTGATTGAAGGCTTCAAGGTCATCCCCACACTAGATCACAACATCCTACATGCTCAATGGGCGCGTCGGCCTTGGATGGTGCATGACTTTAAGAGAGTGTTACGGAACAGCGAAACTCCGGGGCTTTTTCACCGTGATTACTCTCGATTAATCGCGGTAGATAACTCCCAAAGCAGCTTCGAAAGGATGTCGGATGCCTTACAGCAACTTCGTCATCTGATCACCTTGCATGCAGGTAAAACCAATGAAAAAAAACCTGTTGCATGCGACATCGAAACTCGTGGAGGGCATATCACCTGCATCTCCTTTGCATGGGCTCCCACTGAAGGGCTCTGCATCCAGCTAGCTCCTCTGCACAATCCCGAAGGTTTTTGGCAGCCCGAACATGAAGCCGAACTCATCCGGCAGATTTGTTTTGTGCTGATGCATCCGAATGTACTGCTGATCGGGCAGAACTTCAACTACGATCTTCAGTACATCGAGCGTCATTGGGGAGTTTTACCTGATCCTGAGAATGTAGCTGATACGATGATCATGCAGCACAGTGCCTTCTCCGTGCTGCCGAAGAATTTGGGCTTTCTCAGCTCCATGTATTGCGACGATCACCTCTATTGGAAGGATGACCGCACGGACTGGAAGGAAGGCGAAGATGGCGAAGATGAACGCAAATATTGGGAGTATTGTACGACTGATAGCTGTCGCACTCTCGCGATTTATTTCGTGCTGAAAAGCGTGTTGAAAGGGTTGAAGCTTGAAGAAGTAAATGCCTTCCAACAACGCCTCCGCCATCGTGTGCTGAAAGCTATGATCCGGGGCGTGCGTGTTGACGAGAAAAAACGGGGCGACCTCTCCATGAAGCTCATGGAGGAAGCCAACACTCGCAATAACTGGATCAAGGACATTGTCGGCTATGACATCAACATACGATCCCCAAAACAAATGCAGGACTTCTTCTATCGACAGATGGGGCTTAACCCACTCCGATCTAAAACTGGAGGAGTCACTACCGCAGATGCAGCGCTCCAGACATTGGGAGGCCGTGAACCTATTCTATGGCCCCTCATTAGAAAGATTGCAGAACTACGATCGCTGGGCGTCTTTCATTCCACTTTCGTATTGGCTCCGCTCGACCGAGATCGCAGAATGCGCTGCACCTTCAACGTTGCAGGCACCGACACCTACCGCTTTTCATCCAGCAAGAATGCTTTCGGCACGGGTATGAACATGCAGAACATTCCCAAGGGTGGAGATGCTGGAGATTTGGAAGATTCTCTGGAACTGCCGAACATTCGCGAATTGTTCATTCCCGATCCAGGCATGACGATCTGCGACATTGACTTAGATTCTGCCGATGCTAGAATCGTCGCATGGGAAGCTCAATGCCAGTGGCTGATGAACTGCTTCAAGGCCGACAAGAAGCCCTACGTGGAGATCATGAAGGAGTACTATCAAGATGACAATAAAAACAAGAATAGCCCTGAATACAAGCTATTCAAGTCTCTTTGCCATGGCACTCACTACATGGGGATGCCGGAAGGGATCGCGCCACGCATTGGGTTGGACGTTGACCAAACCCGCAAGATTCAAGAATGGTATTTCCGAATTAATCCAGAGATTCGGGAATGGCACAAACGCATCATCTCACAGGTGAAAACTCGCCGCTATGTCGAAAACGCATTCGGCTATCGGGTGTATTTCTTTGACAAACCTGAAGGTAATATCTTCAATCAAGCTGTGGCCGACATCCCTCAGAGCAGTGTGGCGTGTTTGGTTAACAGAATTTGGGCCGCACTGGAGGACAATATCCCTGAAAATGATCTGCAAGTACTAATGCAAGTGCATGACAGTTTAGTATTCCAGTTCCCGACCGCGAAGAAAGCTGAAATGGTCGAGAAGGTTGCGCAGATTGGTAATTCTGTTTTGGTGCCCTATTCGGAGCCGCTGCATATTCCGATGGGGTTGGTGACTAGCGAATCTAGCTGGGGTGAATGCGGATAGGAGAATACTATGTACAGCTACTTTGTCTGGCTTAAATCCGATAACGGAGATTTCATCCGGCTCAACATCGCTACAGGGCTTCGACCCTCTGACGTACAAGTATGGATTGATGAATTCTGGAAATGCGTAGATGCTCGATTGAAGGAACTGAAAAAGCCCTTTACTCATAAGGATTTTCGAAGCTTCCGTATCATCCTCGATCCGTCTCACATGGACCCTCTAGTGTGGTGTGATAGCAGCCCTGATCACCCACATGGAGCTTTTAAACTGGCCGGAGAATACCCCGGACGCGCTCAATACAGGAAATTCGAACTATGAAGATCATTCAAATGCAGATCGGCCAAACCTCCCCTGAAGATTTCCAGGTTTTTGGACTGGGAGATGATGGGATGTTGTACGAGTGGCAGTTTGCATGGAAGCCCTATGCAATCATCACCGACAAACAAGCCGTCTATCAACGAGAAATTCGACAAGCCGTCTATCAACGAGAAATTCGATGTAACGCAGGAAATCCAGAAGGAGATGCCAATCTCAATAAAGCTGCAAGTGACCCGGAACGCTATACTGTCAAATTCTTTCCAGGCCGCTCCGCTGGCTGGGTTCCGTGTGCGGATGCGAAACGTGCTCCTGAGTCTCTTGACCATCCACTGAAATCTACCTAAAGCGAAATGGGGAGCCCATAACTGGAACTCCCCATTTTTTACATCAATTACTCTGCAGTAATCCCGGAGGAAAATCAGCTTCTCTTCTTTTTCTTACCCCGACTTTTCCCGGCTTTATTCATCGCAATTGCCACAGCCTGTTTCTGTGGCTTGCCTGCCTTCATTTCCTTCCGAATGTTTTCACTGATTACTTTTTTCGATGTGCCAGATTTCAGCGGCATCATTGGCCTCCATTCACATTAGCCGAATCGGCCGGAGTTACGCTCCCCGGAGACACAGCGAACTGAGTGATCGTCTGACTTTGGCTAGTAGCATCCTTTGTCGTGCCGAACCAGAAAGCCAGGGTCTGCTTCAGCTCGTTCGCCACATAGCCAATGATCGTCCCCACACCCAGCGCAGCGGTAGCATCCTTCAGTAATTCCCTGGCATATCCGAAAAGATAAAAGGACATTCCAAAGAACCCAATAAGAAGGATCATAGTAATAGCTGGTCGCACCCAATCTTTCGGCTGCTGTGCTGCCAATTGCCTCGCATTCGCTCGATCCGCTGATTCGGCTTGAAAAACCCCCAGCTCATAATTGAACTGTGCTTGTGCATTCTGCCCTGCCACTTGCGCCATCTGCACCTGACTATCCAGCATCACTTTCTGATACTGCATAGCCAGATTCGGATCAGCCTGAATCGCAGCCAGCGCCGCATCTCCTGTCGGCTGCCCCGTCACGGCCTTTGCCACATCCACCACTTTCGTTGCCACATCCTGAGCTTTACTCCCACCCAGCCATCCGGCAATGGTCGGAGCCAATTGCCCCGCCATCTCAGCCAGCGCCAATGCAATCGGAATCATCACTGTGCCCCTTTCCAAAGATTAGTTGCCACTCGATTCGCCCAGCCTTTTCCAAAGTTAACCCACTTCGCCAGACTGGTGTAATAGCGAATTCGCAGGGAGTTCCAGCGCAGGATAAACTTCAGCGGATCAAAGCTCTGCACAGCCTGAATTGTCTGTGGTCCCAGCACTCCATCCACCTTCGCACCGCTCGCGCCCTGCATCCACAGTACGCACTTTCCGCCGTTATAGTTGGTGTCGAGAATTTGAAAAGCTACTCGCGGATCGAAGCTATCCAGCTTCAGCGGCAACCAGTAGACTTTATAGGCTATTTGTTGTGCGGTTTCCAGGGGTAATTGTTTCATA